TGTAACTAAGTTAGATGCAAAGGTAATTGTAGAACCAGATACAGTATAAGAACTGCCTGGTGCTTGTAAAATACCATTCAAACTAACTAGCATATGATTAGCAGTTTCTGGTACTACATTAACTCCACCTACCTGCATAGTGTAAGCCGCTTGATTATTGACTACTGATATAGCATCACAAACTTGAAAGTTTCCGACTGTTGGTTCTCTGCCTATATATGCCATATTATAATGCCTCTATTTCAGCATCAGTTAAACCTAATGCTTTTAATTTGTTTGTTGCAGATATTTTGTTATTTGCTTTTGCTGTTTCTGCATCTTTTAATTCTTGTATCTTTGCATTTACCTCTGCTTCACTTGGTATTGTTGCACCATCTTTAATGACTTCAATACATTCGTAACACATTCTTTGGTCGTTAGGTATTTTGTTTCCATCACTATCTGTTTTTTTCCAACCATACCAATCGCCACCATTGAAAGTTGCTAATGCTTCTTGTAAATAATCTCTATTCATTTTATGTATCTCCTAATCTAATAAATGTAAAACAAGTTCTATTTTCACTTGTACTTCCATGAACTGTTGTTCCTGAAGTTATATCTGTTACTGCAAATCTTACTTTAACTTGTGTTGTATCTGTAACATCAATAAAACATGAATTTGTAGCCGCATCAACTCCATTTCCATCTCTACTAATAGCTACTTGTACTACACTTGTGTAAGATGAATTATCTGTTGTTACTTGAATATTTCCAATAATATCATCATTTGTGTTTGGATAACCTTTTAAATGATAAGTTACATAATAAATACCTGTACTTGGAAAAGTAAAAACTCCTGATGATTCTGACATTCCTGAACCTATATAAGCAAAACCTGTGCTATCATTTCTTTCTAAATTAGAAGTTATTGGAGTAGCATCTGCTGTTATATTTGCAGTTAATCTCCATTGGTCAGCTTCTGTAATTCCACCACCACCTACAAGACTTGCATCTAATCTTTTTAATACACCACCATCACTAATTAAAAATTCATCTGTATCTGCTGGAGCTACTGCTAAAGCTGTTTGACCAGTAATAACTGTTGGGTCAAGATCACTTGCAACAACTGGTTTGTTAGCTGGTTTAGAACCTATATAAGACAATTAAAACTCCTATGTAATTTCCATTATTGATAATGTGCCTGATATTTTATCAGCTACTGAACAATCTATTTGTATTTTGTCTCCAGCTTCTAAAACAACTTTAGAACCAGATAAAATTTCAAGTGAAGATCCACTAGGAATTGTTACATCTTTAACTAACATTGATGTGCCATTAGCTATATTGTTAGCACCACCTCTATTTGATGTTGTAGAAACCAATTCTACTTCTGCTGTGATTGCAGTTGTATGTATGTTAGCAAGTATAAGACCAAGAACTACAGTTGTTGTACTTCCTGCTGCTGTGTACATTACATAAGGTGTTCCAGCGGATGCTGGTTCTGCTGCAAAATTTACTGTTTTGAATGTGTTTGCCATTTATATTAATCTCCTATTTTTCCTTTTATACTATCCCAAAGCGATTGCAAGTGCTGTTGGGTCTGTAGCAGCTATTGTTAATGTTTCATTTCCACCATTATTATTTTCAGTTAAAGTAACAGCTTCTCCAGCAACTAATTTACCATTTAAAAAACCAGGTGTTGTGTCATTTGAACTAACTGAAACCTTAACATCTGTATCGGATTGTATAGCAATCCAAGCAGATCCACTCCAAACATTTAAAAGATTAGTTGAAGAATTAAAATATAAAGCACCAGTAGCTAGTGCATTACCATCATTGTCAGTTGATGGAGCTGAAGATTTTGCTCCTAAATATGTATCATCAAAACTATCAAAAGATGCAGCGGCATCTGAAGCACTTGATGCGGCAGCTGTAGCAGATGTAGCAGCATTAGTCTCTGATGTTGCAGCATTTGTTTCAGAAGTTGCTGCATTACTCTCTGAAGTGGCTGCGTTACTTTCGGATGTTGCTGCATTACTTGCACTTGTTGATGCGTTACTTTCTGATGTTGCAGCATTACTTGCTGATGTACTAGCATTAGATGCTTGAGTAGTTGCAGTTGAAGCAGATGTTGAAGCATTACTTTCAGAAGTTGCAGCGTTAGTCTCACTTGTTGCAGCATTAGTCTCACTAGTTGCGGCAGCACTTTCAGATGCAGCAGCATTAGTAGCACTTGTTGCAGCATTGGTCTCTGCAGTTTCGGCATTTGTTTCTGCTGTCTCTGCATTTGTTTCAGCAGTTTCTGCAGCAGTTTGAGCTGTTTGAGCATCTGTTGCTGAACTTGCAGCAGCGGCTTCACTAGCAGCAGCATTAGTAGCACTTGTTGCTGCACTAACTGCGTCTACCAAAAGTTCAAAATGATCTGTGTCTGTTAATAAATCTCCAACAACAGAATCTGCTACACAAATATAAACATTGTTAAGTTGAGCAGCAGTTGTTGATTTAATAATATCTCTTTGTAGATAAGCGGCAGTAGTCGTTGTTGCATCTGTACCTTGATATGTACCTAATTCTTGAGTAACTGAAATTTCTCCAGAAGAATCAAATGCTAAAATTTTATTGGCTCTTGCAGTAGCACCTACAGTAAACTCTGTAGAGGTCATTGTGTTTGTTCTTGATAATTTTATTGATCTATCAAGTTCTTCTTGAACTTGTTGAGTAGTCATAGTTGCACGATCCAAACCCTCTTCGTGAGATTCCGCAGGGAATGGATCATTAGCAATATAATCTATTGCTTGAGTTTGCGGAACTTCTCTAATTATTACAACTGTTTCACCAGAAGCAGGAATGTTACCAGCTGTGAAAGTAATACTTCCACCAGAAGCGTCTCCTGCACCAGCTACTGTATAATGTGTAGTTAAAGTCTTAACAGTTTCAGTTCCTGTTGACGATCTAATAATTACTTGTAAATCTGTGTTAGCAAATATTTTAAATGTGTAGGCAAACTCGGTTGTACTGTCATTACCAGAGTAGGAATTTTTTACTGTAGTTGAAGATACTGTCATATTACTTTCTCTATATTATTATTCTCCTAATTCATCAACAATTATATTGTTAATATTTTTTATTATTAGAGCATTTTGTAGTGCTATCAAAGATAGACCTTGTTGTACATCTCTTTTTGATGCTTGATATGTTGGATCAAAAGCCAACTTTTTTAAATTTCTAGTAGTATCAAATGTACTTTGAATTAAATTAACTGTAGGTATACCACTTAAAAATTGAGAAGATAGCTCTGTGTTTCTACCATAACTAAAAGGTAGATCATCTAGGAATGGATATAAAGCTGTATCTATAGCACCAGGTATTAATGATGACCAAGAGGATCTTAAAAAACCTATCTTTGCTAAATTTTCTGGAGATAATCTTTTGTCTAAATATTGTTTCTGATCACTTCTGCCAAAAGAATTTATATAACTTTGAACTGCATAGAATTGTACAGCTCCTACCATGGATGCCATAAATGCAGAATATGTATGATAGTCTTTACCCCTTGTTTCTGCAAGAACATATAATCTATTCATTAATTGTTTTGTATATGAACCCAATGTAAATGTTCTAAACTGTGTAAGTATTCTAGCATAGTCTGAAGTAAACCATCTATTCATTACACCAACATCATTTCTTTGAATTACACGATCTATAAATCTTTGCATACCAACACTATAATGTGATCTAGCATCAGGTGTCCAACTATCTAAACCTATTCCTTGATATTTACCATCTTTATAAACAGAATGTTTACTAATCTGATCTGCAATTAAATTAAATTCTTTTTCATTCCAACCAAAATATTTATATCTAACTTGATCTCCTTTAGATAGCTTGTCAAATACTTTAGTTGTTTTATGTTTTTTAATTAATTCATTTACATTGTTAGATATTTTTAAAGCTAATCCTCTACCTGCTATAATTTGTGAATACATAGTCATAGGATTTAAAAAAGATACATCAGACACAAATCTTTTAGCTTTAGCAGAAGCTAGTTCTACTGCATCTAATCTACTACCTGTAGAGTCTAATGGTATATCAAGTTCGTTATCTAATCTTCCTACTGGTGAGTGCATAAATTTATCTAGTCCTACTGGCACTCCTTGTGATCTTAACTCTTCTAAAATCTCATCATCAAATTTAACTTCTCCTGCTCTTAATTTATTCATTATATCTTTGAATCCTGGATTAGCTTGAAAAAATGTTTTTAATCCTACTTCAGATACTGCTTGATAAAGTTCTGCACCTTGAGCAAAACCAACCTGACCAAACAATCTTAAAAAGTTATAGTCTTGAGCAAGTCTTGCTGCTCTTCTCATAAATCCATTTGGATCACCATTTCTTTCTAATGGAGATTGTTTACCAGTAAGTGAAGAAACTACTACCTCTATATTTTCTACATCTCTATATATATTTTTATATTTAGGATTTGCTTCACCTCTTTCTTTTACTTCTTTTAAAAAATCTAAATACTCTTGATTGTTTTTAAAGTTACCAAAACGAGCCATAGCTGCTGCACCTAAAACTTGTTGGTTATATCTTTTTAATAATCTTGTAAGATTTCTATCTGTTAAATCTTTAACTGATAAAGAATCTATTGTACCTGTTTTAATATTTTTAATATCTATTCTTTCATTTAATTGAATAGGTAATCTTGTTCTAGCATTAGGATCTAAAGTATTACCAGAACCCTTTTGAATTTTATTTAATATAATTTGTATTTGCTCTTGTGTTAAATCTAATCCTTCTAAAAATTCTCTTATAACAGCAGTATTAGATCCTTGAAATGCTCTTGCTAAATCTGATTCTTGACCATAATATTTTGAATTACTTATTTTAGCCACAATTCTTTTAATCATTCTTGTAAATAATTTATCACCTAAATCACCTTTCATATCTCGCAAAGCATTAGCAAAAACTAATTCTACTTGATCTTGACCATAGTCATCTATAGCTCTCATAACTTTACTAGGTGAATGAACATGAGGAATATAATTAGGAACTCTTCTACCAGCTATTTCATCCCAACCTTCTCTTCCTGTTTGTGCAACAACATCTAAAGTATCATCAAATGCTTTAGCAGCTAATGATGATAACTTTCTCATTTCAGTAGTAATTTCATCTGAAACATCAAATCTTTCTGGAAACTCTTTCAAGTCTGACATAAGAGATTCAAATCTTTCTTCAATGTCAAATTGACTTTTAAAAGAAACACCTCTGTTTGCATTTTTAAAAGATCGTAAAGCTATCTCTCTATAGTTCATATAATCATACATAGTTTGGTATTGAGTTCTATTTTTCCAATCAATAGCTGTATCTCCTCTAGTGTTACCAACTACAGGATCATTAACAAATGTTTCTCTAAATCTTTTTATAATTGGATCTGGTGATCTATTAAGTTGTGATGCAATATCAAATCTAAAATGTGTTTTCTTAAATGCTTCTTCCCAATAAGTTCCAACTCCAGGTGCATTTCTAGGATCATCTACAACTTTAGGATTCATAGAATTAGCTTCATCATTTAAAATCATTCTTTTATTTTTAATAAAATCAGGGTTTAAATCTAAATTATGTTTAGTTGCAAACTCTTGTATCTCTTGCAGTTCTAATGTTTGTTTATATTTTTCAGCAGCAACATCTAATTTTTTATAAGACTTAACAATATCTTCTGGTACTGCATTTGTT